GCTAGGTCTTCAATAGGCACAAGCGTCGCGGTCATGCTTTATTTCTCCTTACAGTGATTGAGTATTCGGTCATGGCGTTTAGTCCGGGCGGCAGAAGCTCGGGGTTTTCCTCCAAAAATTGCTTTAAGTTACTTTGGTGGATGCGCTTCTCAAGAAGCTCTGGGCATTGGTGTTCCACGATAAACTTACCCATAGACTCCCAGTCGTTAGTGAAGTAGGTCTTCTGCGTTGTGCGATAGAACATACCCTCTGCCGTCTTCACGGACTCGACGTTATGGTCTTTGCAATGTTGCAGGAGAACCCGCTTCACCTTGTCGGCTTGGGTCTTGATCTTCTCGTCTGCTTCCCTGAATTCAGCAGCCAGCTTCTCACGGGCTTCCTTCATCTTGAGATAGATACGTACTAACTTCTCAGGCGTAAGATCAGTGGGCTGTGTCATTTGCCGCCCCTTCTTTATTTATTTGCATACACACAAGTTTTGCGGCGTACATCATCTGCAAATTTCTTATCAGGTGATCGATTGGAACTTCGCAGTACACAGCGCATTCGGTCATAGTAGCCATGAGCGCAAAAATTTCTTCGTTGGGGGTGAAGTCATCACCAAATTTATCAAAGATAATCTTTCCGGTTTCTTTGTACGTCTTGTAGGCAAAGAAGGCGACATCTTTTGAAATAGCGTTTTCGGATTCTTCGGGGTGCATCATAGCTCCTTGGTAAAAGGGAAGTGTAGTTTAGCAGGGTTTGCGTTGCTACGCAAGCAGATCGTCGTATAAGTCTATGATCTTTGCGTGAACGTCTATTTTATTATCTAGTAGCTTGTAAACGTGGTGCTCAACAGGTGCGCCAGCAAGCTGAACAACTGTGGAGGGATGCCTTTGTCCTGCACGATGGACTCGTGCATTAGCTTGGGCGTATGTTTCGAGCGAGGCAGTCGGCCCCCACCATACTACGGTGTTTGCCGCTGTTAGGGTCACCCCATGTGCCGCTGACTGGGGTTGAATGATTAGAACCTTTGGCTCGGGTGTTTCTTGGAACCTGCGGAAGATATCCGTGCGCTGATTCACAGGCACGTCGCCCCGGATGATCTCGTTAGTCACACCGTCTGCTGTTAGCTTCTCAGAGATAAGGTCGATCACGCTCTTGAATGGCACGAAGATCAACACCTTTTGACTTGATTCCTCGATGACTTCCTTGAGGACGTTATACCGATGTTTGATATCAAACTCGATGATCTCGCCATCGTCAGTGTAAACAGCGCCACACGCTACTTGCAGCAGCTTAGACATCGCCACCGCTGCATTGACTGCCGTGATCTGTTCGCCCCCGGCTCTGATAATTAACTTGTCCTTTAGTAGCTTGTAGTATTTCTTTTGTTGCGCGGTCAATTCGACCCGCCGCCGTACGTAGGTCATCTCAGGTAGATCAAGGCAGTCCTCTTTACTGAACCGGATCGCCGGTTGCAGTACACGATGCACAATAGTCGTAGCCTCTGGCCTTGGTATCCAACGGAACTGCGATAGCTTTAGTAGCACCATCTCCTTGAACGAAGACGCGAAGCGTGGCACACCAGCGGGGTTAATTAACTTAGCCAGACCGTAGGCATCTACTGGAGATTGTGCGGCAGGTGTACCCGTTAGCATCCACAGCCAAGTGCGAGGACCAACCAACCGATTCAAACACTTCCAGCGTTTAGTGGACGTGTTCTTGTATGCGTTGGCTTCATCAACAACAATCAGGTCAAACCCACCATTGTCGATCTCCTGCTCAACAGTCTCAACACCATCGTAGTTGATGATGACGAACTCGGCATCGCCGTTGATGATTACCTTGCGTTTATCTACACTACCGTATGCGATGTCTACCGTACGGTGCATGGCAAACTTAAATAGGTCGGCTCGCCATGCCGAGTCCATAATCGACAACGGGCAAATCACCAAGCATCGCCGGATGCGACCAATCTCCATTAGCCAGTCAGCAGCCCAGATCACACTGCCAGTCTTGCCCGTACCTTGCTCGTTCAAGCATAGGGCTTTTTGATTCAGTGTAAGGAATGATGCCGTTGTTTTTTGATGCTCAAACGGCTTGTGCATTCCGGGCCATTTGTAGTGTCCCAATATGGGACTAGGCACGTTACGAATATTTAGTTGGCGTAAAGCCCGGGCTTCATCCAGCCCCCAGTTAACTAACACTTGGTTGTTCCCTATGTCCTTGCTCTTCGGTATCTGACTCGTGATCTTCGTTGGATCACGTAGCTGTAGTAATAAGGCTTTGTTGTTGACGATCTGCATTACTTACCGTTTCGGCTACGATTTTTGTGCGGAGTAGTGAGTCGCAGATTACTTTTGTCGTTGCTGCCGCCTTTACTTAACAAAACTTTGTGGTCGATGTCTTTGCCCTTGCGTTCGATCCCCTCGGCGTCGTACATGCGACGTGCTTTTTGGCGCTTCATCCGCAACGGATGCTCGCCCCGTTCCTTCTGCTGTTCGTATTCTTTCTTGTAGGGTCGCGGCTTGTTAACGTAAGGCATGGCTACTTCCTTCCATTGTGTGGGCAAGATAAAACTACGCAGTGGTTACGACAAAGGCCGCTTGGCCTCGCGTTCCATACATCATTGGCATATGATGATGCCATACGTTTGCGGTCTGCAATCCATTTACTCCAGCGTACATCTTGCTGGTCTACGTGGTAGTTATCTTTAAGGAAGGCTTTAGCTACTACAAATAACAAGCCACCCTTAACTTTTTTGATCTCAGGAAAGTGCTTGAAGATAGCCAGCGCCATGAGTTCAAGCTGACCCTTGTCAGCATACTTTGTTGACTTGCCGGTCTTGTAGTCAACCACCCTTGCTTCTGCGTTCTCACGGTCAAGAATGATCAAGTCGGCAATCCCCCGCCACCACACATTCTCGTCTTTGAACCCACACGGTTGCAGGTCCTCGGTCAAGCCCATCTCATACTCGCACAGCTTCTCCCCCGGCATCCGGTTAAAGTTGTCTAGTACTGACTTCGCATAGTTAAAGTGAGGAGGCAGGGGCGTACCGTCTCTGATATACAACTCAGCAGCTTCATGAAACTGTGACCCGTATAGGGTCGCTTCCGTGGCCGATTCCTCGTAGTCTTTTATTACTTTGAGGTGATAGAACTTTCTGGGGCACTGTTCATATGCCTTGATGCTACTAAACGACCACGGGGGTAGATTCACTCAGCACTCTCCGTATCTACGGGAAAACCCTGCTTCACAATTTAGCGGTAGACCTTCTGCCCACTTGGGCGTCCACCGCATACACTCCATGACGTACGCCATAGCCTCTTGAGCTTCTGCTTCGGGTGCTATACATGCGATAGCATCATGAACTGTCATCACAACGCGGTATCTCTTAGCAATACGCAACATTTGCTCGCCGATTATACACCTTGCAATAGCTTGGCACACGTTCTCGATGACCTTACCGCCGTAGATATAGGTGAACCCCTTGCGGGTGCGATACATAAAGGACGGTCCCTTCTCTCCCGGCTCGACCTTCAACTCGTCGTAGCGCATGAGTAAGCCAGATGGCAGTCGAATCCCTGTGCCTATTACTTTAAGCACACCATCCCTACCCAATTCGGCCTCCTCGCCGTTGACCATGCCTTTTAATGTGCGCTGCGCTTGTTGCCATAGACCTACGATCTTGTCGCTAGTGGCTCGATACACGTTGATGATATGCCGCGCCTCGTCCAACTCAATCTCTACTCCGGTAGTCTTGAGTGCTGCTTGGAACTTAGCCGCCCCCATGCCGTAACCTGCACCGAGGATCGTAGTCTTACCGACGAACCGCTCGGGGTCGCTGATCTCCTCGGAGGGTTTCCCATAAATCTGTGATGCCATACGTTTGTATGGGTCGTACTTCATATCTTTCTTTTTCACACCTGCACGAATCTCGGCATTGTTATTTTCAAATACTTGCACCAAGTCATCCTGACCAGCCAGCCATGCCAATGTCCTCGCCTCGATCTGCGAAGAGTCGGAGTCAATCATCACGTACCCCTCGGGCGCGAGAATACCCCGCTTGATCTTGCCACCGTGCTCGCCCCGGCTCGGCAGATTCTGCATGTTAATCTTGTCGTCCCCACCCCACCGACCGGTGTGAGCAGCGTAGTAGCGCAGCGGAATCGGCAACGCCCCTCGACTGCTGATCTCTAGGAACCGCTCGGTCCTTGTCTCTTCCAACGTAGACTTAGTGCCTAGTCGTGCCGCAACAAGTGCTTGCACTCGTACGTCCGGGTGTTCTGCTAGTGCCTTGAACTCCTCGTCGTTCTTAGCTAGCGCGAGCGTCTCTTTACCTGTGGTTGGGCTTATCTTAGTAGGGGGAATGACCCCGAACTCTTTAAGAAGGGCCGCGAACTTTGGGTTAGATAGTAGCTCGGCTTTTTCCGCCTTGGTGTTATCTAACAACTCCTGCTTTGCTAGTTGGATATCGCGCAGGTGCTCACGCATCAGGTCCTCGTCCACTTCTAGGACGGGATCAATAAACATCCGCAACGTCAGATCAATTAGCCGTAGCTCGTCCCGAGGGAAGGATGGAGCCATCAGACCAAACAACTCGTAAGTTATATCTACGTCATTGAGGCAGTAATCCCCATAGCGTGACAACTCCTCATCGCTAAAGTCCAGACGCCGCTTGCCCTTGGCATGGATAACTTCATCACCTTTAGCGCCCACCTGATACCGCTCGGCCAATGCCTTGAGTGAACCACCTACTTCTACGCCATGAATGGCTCGTGCCATACATAAAGTGTCTGCCCATATCTTCGCATCTATACCGAAGTGCCACTTGAGAATAGCACCGTCAAACATAGTGTTATGGGCAAGCACCAT